CGATCTATACTTGAATGGTCTGCACCGAAAATTTACCAGAAACTTTCCAAACACTTTAAGCTCTTGGCTAATATCGAACTGCTCAGAAACGTGTGCAAGATAATATTTATCCTCCTGATTACTTAAGATAAGATGGCCTTCCCCACTGTCAAGCCATGCTTTGATTGTATCCGCTTTGTTGGCGACATTGCCGTCACTGAATCCGCACTGAATAGGTATAACGACATCGTTGTACGTTGCGTCATCCACCTTCAAACTTCCGCTTCTCCCAGGGACGTCTAGGTATTGGATATTTCGCTGCGACTTAGGGATGATAGGGCGTTTTTCGATTACGATTCCAAAGTCGGCGAAGCTGTCTTTGCTAAGAAAATTGAAACTGTACAATTATACCCCTCCCCTAGCCGCAGCCACTTGACCTCGGTAAAACTCTAACCTGTAAGCTAGGTCTCTAATATCCATATCGTTAGCGATTACTATTTGATCAGCATGCAGTAGTGCGGCGAACGAATTGCTTATTGACGCCCCACCGCCTCCTCTCGCTCCGACGTCATAGCCGTCACCTGATTCAATGCTCGGCACGGCGGCTCCAGCCAGTGCCTTTGCTTGCCGCGAAACCTCGCCCACTGTATTGGCCATACCCTTTGCGAGGCCTAACCCAGTGTACTGGCCAATCTCCATCATGACTTTTGATGGAGAGTTAATGCCTAAGGCACTGCGTATTTTATTCTTGATTCCTTCAGCAATATCTGATACGACATCTTTAACGCGACCAATCATGGACTCAATGCCATTTATGAGGCCTTGAATGATATCTTTGCCGTATCCGAGCATCTTCCCTGGTAGATCAGTTATCCAATCTAGTGCTCCCTGGATACCGTTGACAATCACCTCCCTAACTTGTGGGATAGTTGTCGTAATCCCATCTTTCATCGCCCCGAACATATCTGTAGCGTATTGCTTCAGCCTAGCTGGTAGGGTAGTGAACCACGTAATCATCGACTCCCAAGCACTTTTAATACCGGCAATAAGATTAGTTGTGATGGAGGAAATGGTCTCCTTGAACGATTCCCACGCGCTGGATGCAGTGGACTGAATGTCACCCCAAAGAGTAACGAAGTAATTCTTCACTTCCTCCCACGCTGTTTTTAGCGCGCCTGTGATTGTTTCCCAGGCGAGCGTAAGAGTGCCTTTAATGACATCCAGCGCGCCTTGGAAAACCTGTTTGATGGCCTCCCATATCTGGCCAAATGCCACCTGCAGGTTACTCCATATTGCTTGCGTATCCGTGGATAAACCCTCAAAGTCTCCAGTGACTAGATCTACGATCAATAAGAGCGCTCCGAGGAATATGTTTTTAATAACTTCCCATACCCCTGCGAAGTAGCTCTTGATCCCTTCGAATATGGATGTTACCCCGCTTCCGAGACCTGCGAATTTTTCAGATACAAAAGTAACAATGCCGCTTATGGCGCTCGCAAAAGTATTTCTTATACCGTCCCAAACACCTACAAAAAAATCAGCAATACCGGTAAAGATATCACTCGCAGTGGCCTGTATCCATTTCCACGCCGCCGATAAGCCTGTCTTTATATCATCCCAGTGCTTTACGATCAGTAATGGTATCCCGATAAACGGGACCAATACTGCTAATATCTCGCTTCCCCAGTTAGATAAGAAACCCTTAATCCAATCCCAAAAACCGCTGAATACTGATTTTATCCCCTCCCAAAGATTACCGAAAAACTCTTTTATCGGCTCCCAGTTCTTTATGATAAGATAGGCCGCCGCTGCCAAGGCTGCGATGACTGCGATTGTTATACCGATTGGGCCAGTAGTCACCGCAATCGCCGCACCTAGGGCCGGGAATGCAGTAGTTAATATACCTATGCCAGTTGCCCCACCTGCTATGGCAAGACTCATGGCTCCAATGGCCCCCCCAATACTACCGACGACTGATATAATAGGCCCTAAGATCATTAACAAAGGTCCAACTGCAGCGGCTATGCCTACGATAGCTAGCACAGTTTTTTGCGCAGCTGGAGTAAGGCTTACGAATCCGTCAGCCAGCCCTTTTACCGCCGGGACAATAGTATTTTTGATAATATCCGCCAAAGGTGTGAGCGCAGGGCCGATGGCCGCTTGCAGTTCACGCATGGCTGAAGTTAATACGGCTCCGGGATTATTGTTATACATGGCGACTGCCGCTTTATCGGTGGCCCCCTTGAAGTCGCCGATCCCCTTTACTCCGTCAGCCATAGCAACGATAACCTTCGCCCGAACATCCTCCCATTGGGTACCAAACAAGGCTGTTCCGGCCATATTCTGCGCCATCGGATCTTTCATTGCCGACAATGCCGCGACTGTGGCCATAAAGGCCTTTTGTCCACCTTCTCCACCCTTTGCCATAGATTCGCCCATCTTCACTGCATCTAAGCCAATTGCCGAAAATCCCTCCGCCGTAGTCTTGGATCCATCGGAAGCGCGGATATTAAACTCTTTCATTGCGTCCCCGACTTTGTCTAAGGAGAACGATCCAGCATTTGCTCCGGCTATTAATATTCCCATAGCCTGGTCGGCAGAAAGTCCCATACTAGCAAACTGAGGTGCATACTCGTTTAATGTATCAAGTAACTCGCCCGAATAATCTCCACCCTTTTGGAACCCAACGGTAATTAAATCGAGAGCATCCTGGCCGGAGATCCCGAAGTTTTTCATCATCGTTCCGGCCGCTTTGGTGGAGTCGGTTACTTCCGCGCCAAAGACATCGGCAATTGTAAAGGCCGCTTCTGTTACTTTTTGCATATCATCTTCAGCTAAATTGCCAATGTTTTTCCTTACGGTTACAATCGCTTCGTTTACTCCGTCAATGTTTTCACCGAAACCATTTACCCATACCGCCTGGGCAACAGCTTCGAGATCGGCGGCCGCATCTGCTGTAATACCAAGAGATGCTTGGAGTTTACCCTGAGCGTTCTCAGCGTCAATGACTCCCTTAACGATCGCGGCTCCAGCGGCGACAATCGGGGCGGTAATGCCTATCGACATTTTTTCTCCGACGCCTTTTACCTTTTCTCCGACGCCTTTTATTTTCTCTCCGTTGCTTTGCATCGTATTACCAAAAGTGTCCACGGCTTTATTTGATGCTGACAAGCTGGCTTCTAGTCGGCTTAGTTCTTGCTCAGTACCAGCTATCTCCCTTTGAAATGCTCGATACTGACCTTCAGAAATGGCTCCTGCTGCGAATTGGGCGTTTACTTCTTTCTGTGCCGCTTTAAGACGGTTAAGTTTCTCGCTTGTGTTCGCGACAGCATCAGTCAATAGTTTTTGTTTTTGAGCAAGGAGTTCAGTGTTACCAGGGTCCATCTTAAGTAGTTTCTCGACTGCTTTCAGTTCTGATTGGATACCCCGACTCGCTTTATTTACATCCGCCAAAGCTGCAGTCAACCCTGTTGTGTCTGACCCGATGACTACGCTAATCCCCTTGATTGTTTCTCCTGCGATGTCGTTCACCCCCCTTTTAGACATAAGAAAAACGCCTTATGTTAGGGCGCTTTGCTTGTACCTAAATAAAACGAGAGAGCAACTAAGCCCTCTCGTTTTAGTTGGCATAGAAAGAATCGATATCCTTTTGCTTTGCTTTACGCGGACGCGGTTTGTCGTCCTCTTTGCCAGAATACGCCCGTGCGTAAGAGAGTAAATCCCTAACCCTAAATTCATTTATTTCTGCAAATGAGAGGCCTGTCTTTTTACCGATCGCTAGTATTTCCAAATCAAGTCGCTCGGGATCCCTGTCTCCTTTTGATTTGTCCTTGCTTTCCTCCACGTAGAAAGCCGTCCGCGACCTCCTCCATCAAGGCCGCGCAGAAAGATGGGTCACCAAAATCTATACTCTCGAACTCCGAGAGCCAAAGTTCAAAGCTCGGAAATGACTTGCTGTTGCCGTAAGCGTCCGCCTTTGCCGTTGCCCAAGCAATTTGAAGCATAAAAACAGTGTCGATGTTGATCGCGCTTTCTTCAGTTTCATCGACTTCCTTAGTAGTTTTTATGGGTTTCTCCTTCTTAGTGCCTTCCATTTTTGCTAAGTCACTAAGTAGATCCGCCTTAAACTCTTGTTTGTAGAAAAGAAGGGCCAAAGGCGTTGCCCTGACCCTGACTTTCGTTTCGCCAATATTTAACTCTTTCATGCGGTCCTCCTTATGCGACTGCCGGCAAAGTCACGGCGTTAAAGAAAGCGTTGTACGCAACGGAATTAGTTGCACTTAACTCCATTACGCCTCTAACAACGTCTTCGCCGTTGACATCAATCGGGAATATCGTCAGATTTAGGACATCTGTATTCGGCTCAATCGATTCGCCCTTTGTCTTTTCTTCTTTTGATGGCCGGCTTGCTTGGCAATCCCAATAAACAAAACGCCGACTTTTGTCGTCACCTTCCACCTGTCCCAGCATCGCAAACCTAGCAGGAATGCCACTAGCAACCTCAATAAGCATTCCGTTAGAATCAATTCTCCATCCGAGCATCCGAGCCAGCATAGCATCCGGAACTAACGCCATTTCAAGTTCTGCGGTATAACCATTGTTTGCCGTCAGGACAAAATACGGCCCATTATCAGCATAAAACGTCGACTCCTGGCCTTGTGCAGTCGGAGTAAAACGGACAGCTCCCGGTACAGCCTCGGGCGCAGCGTAGCTAGTGGCTCCTGCCACAACATTGGTCGATGCTCCGACAGTTACGCCTGTTGCACCCGCTGTGAAGGCAATTGCCAGTGTAGCATCGTCAGCCGCCACAACTTTAGCTGTCAATTTAATTACCCCGCCAATATTACTAGCAACGAAGTCCTCGCTGACAGCCGCATTGTTATTTAGCGTATTGCAAACCACGCTTGCCACCTGAGACACTGTAGCGTGTGATTCTGCTGCCAAAGCAACCTTAACCGCCAGAGGAGAACCCGCTACAGCTCCAGACGTGACTGTTACAGTTATTTCGCCATCAGCAGAGCACCCTGCAGTTACCTCAATGGATTCGACTTGAGCAACTCCTTTGAATGCGATGTGTACTTTCTCGAATCCGTAAGTAACTTTATTCAAATTGATCATCCTCCTACTAATTGAATTCCATATATCACTTGGAACATTTTTTCCGAGTCGATCCACGCCTCAATCTTAGTGTAAGGAAGGCGTAGTTCCTTAAGTTTATCCTGGGCTAACTTCTCAGTAGCAGGATCTTTCTTTGCCGTGTAGAGTTCGACGTCGAAGTTGCCTATATCCAGGTAGTTGTAATTGTCTGCTTTGAGCCCGTTATCGTTAGTGAATTGGTAAGTGATAAAGGGTGGTGCAGGGGCAGGGTTTTCAGGGGTAGATATGAATTCTCCATAGACCACCGGTATGCCGAGGGTTTTGAGGGCTGTGAATAATTCAGCTTGTGTCATATTTAACCACCCCTACTGATAATCCCATAGATCTGCGTTTGAAGCTTTTCGACATACTTCTGCTCTGCCGGTAAAACGTGTGGTTTACCCACGACCCTACCGCCTCCTCTTTTCGCATGACCTTTCTCGAGAAGGTGAACTAGCCGGTAATACTTCGGGTTCCAGATTACGTTTTTATTTACACCTCGGCGCTTATCCCGAACGATCTTCCAACCCTTAGAGTAATTACCAGATTTAAATTTGGAATTTGCCCTGATTTCAAGAAGGCATCCTGTGGCATTCGCGTCAACCGCCTCATCAATAGCATCAGTGACTTCTTCGGTGTACTCCCTGACTGCTCTGACGATTCTCTCTGCTAACTGCTCAATCCTTACATTATCCATCGGCAGCCACCCTCTCGCAGGAGAGGCGGATCTTCTCTCCGCGCCCCTCTGTGCGGATGATGCGGTATGGGACGGAGTTGTGTTTTAGTTTTTCTTCACCTTGGTATTCACGCGTGTAAATTTCGAATCGTTTCTCGGGTCGAAGGCCTGTGGCGGCTGCGTTGTAAAACTCACCGGATCCTACTGAAAGTTCTTCGGCGAATACTAGGCGCTCGACTGGTGTCTTAATTTGGTTTCCGATGCTATCCGTGATATTAGGGTCAATGATCACACTAATCAAATATACGGCTTGATCCTGTCTGCCCATTTAAGTCACCTCATCACACCATCAAATAAATATCGACTACCTTACTGTCCAGGGAACTATTTAGGTCAATCGTGTTACTCTCGATGGCCGTTGCACTGACTGTCACTGTAGGTTCAGTGGCCTCTCTTACATTGTCCAAAAATGTCATTCCTGGAACAACAGTGTTATGCGCCAGTAGGTACGGCAGCCCGAGCTTCTCGTTCCATCCGACAGATACGATGTCATACGGCACTCCGGAGGTTGTATTAGCAGAACTGGCGGCGGTTGTTACGCCAATGCTAGTGTCGTCAGCTATAGCAATGTTCAGAGTGGTATCATTAGCTGCAGGCGCAAGTTTGGTAAGAATAATCTTATCGGTTGCACCACTCACCGCAAATAGTGCAATCACTGCAGCATCAAGAGCTAAGGCAACCCTGATTTTACCCGCAATCCCTGAGGCGTTATCACCAACAACCCCGGCGGTACTATTCGTCGAAGTAGGAGCTGCGGTTAAGCCGGTGCAAGTCCCATTATCAACAGATACATTCATCGTAGCGTCGTTGGCTGTGGCTGCTTTGCGGGTCAAGATAATCTGAGCGCCGGATCCTCCGATTGTAAACCAAGCAGCAACCCCAGCATCATTTCCCATTGCAGTCTTAATTTTACCTGCTACCTGAGAAGCCGTATCGTTATTCGCTGCCGCTACGGCAAGAGTTACCGGGGAACCAGTCATCCCCGCAGCAGTGATAACAACTGCAGCATTCCCGGTACCAGCTGCTCCGATCGTCCCAGCTACAGTTGCAGTTTCAACCTGGCAAACTCCTGCGACAGCTACACTTATTGTTTTAGGAGTACCTGTCATGCCAGCAGCAGTAACAACCACTGAAGCGTTGCCTCCTGTAGTAACAGTGCCAGCTGCAGTCGCCGTTTCTACTTGAGCCACAGGGGTATGCGCCTGAACTGGTAGAGCAAT